TAAATAGCTATTTATTAAACCATTATACTATTGTTCCGTCAACGCTAAACCATGCTCCTATCGAATATAACGATCCAGCAATATAGCTAGAGTGGGTTACTTCAAATATGACAGATCCAACTTCTGTTACAACAATTGTAACTGGTACATTACCATACGTTCTGTCATAAAAACCCAAGCTTCTAGTGACAGTAACAGTTGGTTTTGTGCTATATGTTAATGGGAATGAAAATACACATTCACACTTTCCACTCGTTCTACATGCGCCAATCAAATACACATAAGAATAATTAGCAGAATTAAATTTACTTTTATTTAGTAAATTATTATTTACCGTATTTAATCCATCATTTAATGTCTCAATCGCATTGTCACAATCGTCTATACCTTTATCCATTCTATTTAGATTTTCAGCACTTACATAAGTAGTGGTACTATTCCAGTTAAGCCTTGCGTATCTTTTCGCCATCTTGTTCACTCTCCTTTGCTTCTTTTTCCTCTTTTGAAATAGCTAAATTAGCTTGAATATCAACATCTCCTTTTATTTCCCCCATAATAATTGATACAACAGTTGGAGGTAATTCACACTCACTAATCAGATTAATTATTCCATTTTTTAATTTCGCTACCGCATAGTTCATACCAATGTGCATATAATTTCCTCCAAATCACTGATTTTCTTATAGAGTTTCTTAATCATCATCACATGCATAGCGTGCATATCTTCATAGTTGATTCGATAAACTCCGTCTTTAACATATTTACGTTCACCTTCTGTAACTATTTCTGTATCATATTCAACTATGTTATATTTATCTTCGTCATATGATTCTGCTATTTCTTGTGCAACAAAACCAAAATGTACCTTATTATTGTTTGTATTCTTTTTAAATTTGTACTGAACAGGATTTAGATTCATATACTCTTTTTCTACATCAAGTGGTTTGATATTCTTTTTAAGACGTTTATCTGATGCCTGCCTAGCTTTTACCCACCCCATAGTAGGCACATTTTCATCACCACTTGTATTATAGAAAGACAAGTAATATGTACCTGGATATGTAGGACTTGTAGAAAGGCTTACCCTTAAATCTGTTGCATAAGCAGATGAAGTAAGTACACTACTACCATTTACCGATAAATTTGTAAATACTGCATTTCTTGCTTCTATTGAACCCATAAACTTACAATGTGTTGAACTATTAGCTATTTGCAATGTGCCTTGTGATGGGACCTCAAATATAGGGAATCTCAAACCGCTATACTCATAATAAACACCATTTGTAAAATATGCATTATTTAACTTTGCACTTGTTGCTTCTAAATCGCCGTTCGTCGTTACTTTGAAGTTCCCATTTGCGCTTATTACACCATTGAAGTTTATCTTGTTAGCACTTATTGTTATACTTTCTGCGGTCTGGTTAATAGAAGATATAACACCGTTCTTATCAACCTTTGTTGATATTTCAGAATCGGTAATAGCAAACTGTGCACTCATATTCGCTGATAGGTTATTAACCTGTGCTGTTATAGAAGTATCAGTCTGAGCGATCTTTGTGTTAAGCTGTTCGCTTACATTGTTTACTTCTGTAGTAATCTCTTTAGCAGTCTGTGTGATCTTACTGTTAATCTCATATTCAAGATTAGTCATGTTGTTTTTGCAAGGTAATAAGCTACCGTCTGGATACCACGGACCAGGTAACAGCACATTGATCTGCCTATCGAACTCTGATATTTCGCTCTCCATACTCTCTACGTCTCTTGTCAGCTTGTTTGTCTTACCCCTTAACTGCTTAACCTCGGCATTAAGTGATATTACCTGCACTATTTCCTCATTACCTTTAGTCTCGATAGCGTCGGAAATAGATTGTATTCCCTTAAGGTTTCTACTCAAAATATACGATGTTATGGCCGTACCATAAGTAACCCCATCTCCAACCTCTAAATAAGGTAATCCAAGCATTTCACAAGTGTAAGGTACATATGTTATACCTAGTATGTTTATAGCAGCATTATCGGCTATAGTTTGCAATGCACTAGCTGATTTTCCATACACAAGGAAGTTATCTTGTATTTTGTAGCAGTTAGAACCAGTACCAACTATTGCACCGACGTCGCCATCTTCTTGGTTGATCTGTAGCTTGTCAATAGGCTTCGTACTGTACTTCTCGTACTTCAATTTCTTGTATGAACCGCTTGGGATTGTATCATCAACTACCGTTTTACTTAGCACCTTATGTTGTAGCTTTCCATCACGTCCAATGTGCCCAAACGCTCCGTTTATCTGTTCTAGACTTCTAAGAACCTCTAAACCATTTAAAGTATTACTACTTATCGTCTTTGTTACAGTCATTCCATCATTAGGTAGGCCACTATCAACATATTCCACACCGCAATGTGTACAAAGTGATTCTCTCATTGCCTTAAGAGTAAGTGGGAATGTCAGTGATTCATACCATTCAACTACATCTTTATCAAACTTCCTCATGTTGTCATACGCTGTAACTTCTAAGAATCTTCTGCTATCCTGTTCTATTGCGCTATCTACTGTAAAGGTCCCTAGCTTGATTTCTGTACCGTTTACTGTCTGTGTCAGTGCGAATGTCTTACCGTTTATATCTTCTGTTATGTCTGCGAATTTGACTTTTAAACAAGCAGCTTCGCACGAACCAAATACCAAATTCTCCGATGAGTTAAGAGATTCTTGCAAGTCGAAACTACCTGCAACTACTTGCTCATTCTCAATTATTAGTTCCGGATCCATGAACGTGAATTTCAAGTCTTTCTGTACTGGCTCTGACCGATAAGGAAGATAATCGGTCTTGTATAAATCTTTTAATTCTGTTGAAATATCTAACAATTATCTTCCTCCTCTAATATTCAATCAAAGTCACACTAATAGGTTCATAGGTACGAGAAAACGTTTTTTTATCTATCTCCTGCATTACCCAATCTATATCTGGTACGTAGAAATCACCACTTAAATACGCTTCTCTTTCATCGTTCCAATATGTTAACGTGACTAGTCTACGACTTGGTAAAACAGTCTGAATATGTAATTTCTCTGCTACAGATAGTTCATTCGTGCTCAACCAAATCTTTGACCGTAAATGACTTAATATATTACGATGAAGTTTCCCGTTTCCATCTGTGTAACTATCCTCGTCTGTTTGCTGATCAGGATTACTTTTATAGCCTTTCTCTGCTAGCAAGTCATTGTTGAGGACAGTACTACCATTTTTTATTACCCAACCTTCAAATGCCATATACTATCCCCTTTCTATGCTAGTTGAAAAGACATTTTACCAGCTTTAGCGTTCTCGTTATTTTCTGATATAACTTCCTTCATAATTGTTTTACCACCAATTATTATTTCTAATTGGATTGGACTTCCGTTGTTTCCTACTCCACCCATCTCCATTATTGCTTCTTTAAAAGCTTGTTTCATTGTAGGAATAGGGGATACAACCTCGGGTGCTCTCTTGTTATCACCTAATGTTGCTAAGAAGTTTCCGTAGTTAGCAGGAACAACGGTACCAGTTGCAAGTGCAGGTATTTTAGGTACAGAAATCTCACTTACCCATGAAAATGGCTTAAATCCTGCTATATTAGTATTCTTAATTTTACTCAAGGCACTGTTTAATCCTTTGAATGGCACTGCTATAACCTTGTTAATACCGCCAATAAGACCGTTAATTACAGCTTTCAATCCACTTAATATTCCATCTTTAATACCGTCAAATATTTTTCCACCTTTGGAGAATACATTCTTAACATTTGTCCACGCTTCTGTAAAGATTGTTTTAAACCAGTTTGATATGCCGCTGAACGCATCTTTTACACCTTTACAGATACCAGAAAAATATGTCTTAATATTTTCCAACGTAAACGCATTTTTAATACTTGTCATTACAGATGTAAACTTCGTACTGAACCACTCTGGAAGTGAAGTAAAGAAGTTCTTTATATTAGTAACTAGGTTCTTAAAGTGCGTTTTTACAGTTTCGATTAGTGCTGTTATACCATTAATCATACCTTGCATTAGGTAGCCACCGATTTCAGTGAAAACGGTTGATGGAGAGTGAATACCTAATAGTTTTTTTATGTTATCTACAATAGGATCTACGATATGTTTCTTTACCCAATTAAAAGCATTCTTTATAATATCACTTAGTGAAATACCGTTCTGCAAACCTTCGATGATATTCTTACCTATCTGTGCACCTATTCCAAATATCAATGATATAGCTCCATTTACAGCGGCTACAAGGGCATCTACAATACCAGTAATAACTTTACCCCAGTTAATACCACTGATTAAGTCTACAATGTCACCACCAAGTGCTGCCCAGTCAACCGCCTTAATAGCAGATGTAAGAGAATCGAGTATACCTACTGCAAGGCCTGATAGATCCATTCCAAGTTTCTTCCAGTCAGTGTTAGTTAAGATTCTATTTATTCCGCTACCAATTGCAGTACCTAGTCCGCTAAAATCAAAGGTTGTAACAAAACCATAAAGAAGATTTATTGCTCCGTTTAAACCGTTTGAGAGAGCTGTACCGATAGCAATCCAATCTATTGTACCTATAAGAGTGTTAAGAGATTGTGCAATTGTAGTCCCCATGTTGGTAAAATCAATAGCTTTTACTGCATTATCTAGTGTCATGAATATTCCATTAACACCAGTTCCCATCGTTAAGGCTAAAGCGTTCCAGTCTATTGTTCTAAAGGCTGAATCAATACCAGTTCCGATACCTGTACCAAATGCTCCCCAGTCAAATGTATCTACGAACGTCTGTGCGAAGTAAATAGCCGTGTTAATTCCATTACCCAATGTAGAACCTACCAATGTCCAATCAAGACCGTAAATAGCACCATTTAGGAATGTGGCAAGGCTTTTCGCAACTTTATTACATGTAGCTTGTATGTTACCCCACGGAATAGATTCCATAGCACTGTTTAGCTTCTCACCAATTATCATTCCTATTTCAGTAAAGTCAGATTCTTTCCACGCTTTCTTAAGTGCTTCTACAAATTCAGATACTCCACCGCTTTCATCTATCGGAGTTGTAAAGTCTGGCTTAATAGCTGTATCACCTGCGCCACCACCTCCACCACCAGACGATGAATCATCTGCACTAGAGGAATTATGGAGTTCGTCAAAGTCTGCCAACCCTTTTAAAGCCTTTTTGGCTTTCTTTGCACTACCTGCTGTCTTGTCCAATGCTGCCGCTTGATCGTATTGAGACTTAGCAGCTGCTTGACTTGCTTTTACGCTCTTTCCAAATAGCATGCTTAAGAATTGAGCTAGTGCTGCAGTAACCTTGACAAGAACACTGAATAATGCATTTAAGGCAGGTAAACAGGCTTCTAGAATTGGTTGAAACGCTGTATATAAATTGCCCTTAATCTGTGCTAGGTTTGCAGATAATTGAGGACTTGTTCGCACTATATTTGAGAATCCAGTACCTAACGCTTGTAGTCCTTTTGATAAAGCCATGAAACCAACCGACATCAGCATCATTCGTCCCATCATGCCACTAAACATACTCTTGATACCGTTTAATGGGTTAAGTTTTGCAAGCATTGTTTTGGCTCCACGACCAACAGCACTTGCTGCTTTGCCAACACCTTTTACTATCATTCCAAACGCACTACCAATTGTCTTAGCCACAGTTCCAACTTTCCGAAGTCCGTTACTTGCAGTATTACAAGCTTGTTGTAACCGCTTAAATAATGCACTTAACCTACTGGTTGTTGTTCCTGCCTTTGTCTGCTCTGCATCTAATTTTTCTAATTGCTGCACTGAACCCTGTGTATTTAACTGCTTTGCATTTGCAGCGTTTTCCTTTGCTTGTACCTCTGCCAGTTTAGCTTCATATTCGCTAAGTTTACCAGTTAATGCATTGTACTTAGCTTGCATCGCATCAAGCTTAGAAGTATCAGTTCCTTGTGTAAAATCTCCCCCACCTGATTTCAAACTTGCCATGTCTGCCTTAGCTGCATTTAGTGTATTTCTTGCTTCATTGATATTGTATTGTAAGTTTTTCCATGACTTACTACTTTCATCAATTCCTCCTAACGCTTTAAGTCTATCTTCTGTAGCCAAATACTTATTAAGTTGCGATTCAGCTTGGGATATCTGTTTTTGAATCTCTTGATATTCTTGGGTAGGAACTTTAGTATTCTGCATATCCTTCATAGATTTTTCTAGCTTGCTCATCTCGGACTGTGTCTTTTTAATGTTGTTTGTAAGACTTATCTGCTTACTAGACATTTTCTGTACACCTTCAACGAAGCCGCCTTCATCTACTTTTGTGTCAAACTTAAGAGTTCCATCTGCCATCTATTCTCTCACCTCCTTACGTGTATAGTGAGTTGATAAAATCTATTTCTCCTTGTTGCTCTACTGTGTACTTCTTCTGTAGCTCACAGATAGATCTATTCTCGTTAAAGAATTCTTGCTCATGCTTTTCTAGTTTCTTTTTTTTATTCTTCTTACTGCGAATATTCATAACTGTAGAAAAAAGTCCTTCTCCTATCTCGTAGAAGTACGAAATAAAAGTCCAAAAATGTACGTAATCACATTCTCGGACCTCTTTGCCTGCAACCTTATTAACTGCACTAAATATAATTTGTTCATCTTGTTCCCAGTCGTACAGCCTTATTAATGATTTCTTACTATCTTCTAATCTGTCTCCGCAATTCAAAAACCATATAGCCTTTTCAACCGCTTCTTGTGCATCTTCATCCTTTATTAATTCGCGATCATAATACATTATTTCAAGCATTGCTTCGTATTTTTCTTCAATGCTCATTTCTGCATCATCAAACACTTGCAGTATTAGTAAGCAGTCTCTGTAATCTGTCCTGATATCTAGCTCCATTCCACCTACTTCAAGTGTTTTATGTAATCTTCCTATCATCGGCGCTTAGATGCTTGTGAAGAATACTTATCAATGCGGTTTTTAGATGCTTTTGCAGTTGATTCTAATTCCTTTGTAATAATTGGAATAATCATTTCAAGAAATCGCTCGATAAAATACTTTCCGTTGTTCAGATCCAAGCAGTTTAGGGCCTTGAAAACAACTTCTGACACATTGCTGTTAAACATATAGTCTAATTGTTCCTTAATTTTGCAATCAAGCTCATAAATATCATTAGCTTTATCTTCTTCACTCTTCGATTCATCGTTAGCAATTATTTCAGCTGATTCCACTAATGCATTGATATTCTTTTCTCCATCTTTCAATCGTTTCCCAAGGTTAAGATCACTAGGATAAATAATTATTGTTCCTAGCAACTTACCGTTTTCGTCCTCGATTTCATAGGATTTAGAACCTGTGTCAATTTTTAATCTTGCCATTTAAATTCCTCCTTAAAATAAAGGACACCCTACTAAGAGTGCCCTTACTGTTGTTATTCTCCGCTTCCTACTGTGAATGTCTTAGTAGTTTTATCCCATGTTCCAGACACACGACCACCGTTATAGTGAATTTCAAATGGAATATTTACTCCGCCTACATCACCACCGATTGATTGAGGAATTACAATTACATTCTCTTTGTATGCCCATACTTGTGTACCATCAGATTCCACTAAAATATCTACCACTGTGGTTTCTAATGATGATCCAGTACTTCTTTTGTTGATGATATCAGAAAGTCTTTCGTAAAGAGCATCACCTTTTCTAGCATAGTAAGTTTCAACACTTCCCTGTGGTTCATACCCTTTTACTGTAATAGATGTTTCTCCCCAGATATTTTTTACTGTTTCACTGTCTGGATTCATCTCAACAGCATATTCTTCTAGATCCTTACCGATTTTGACATAAGCAGCTGACGAACCACCGAATGAGCTATCAATATAATGTAGTAGCCATTGACGTTCAAATTTCGCGTTAGCTTCCATAACAGGTTCAGCGAATACTTGTAAATTCATTTTTTTCATACTATCTATTCCTCACTTTCTAACGTGTAATTTACTTTTATTTGTAATTGATACGTAATAAGCTGTCCATTTTCGCTTTTCCCCCATGCCATAGCATTGGCAATAGAAACAGACTGAATATGGCCAATCATATCAACTCCATTTATAGTTGCTGCTACCTCTTGTCCTTTTACTGTTTCAAGATAGTAACCTAAATCCAATAAAAAAGTACTGTTCTGCAATCTGTCATAGTCATTAGTTGACTGATTTGTTGCATACAGTACCATGTTGTTAGTTCGCGTTTGATTGCCTAATATGTCTTTCTTAAGCAAGCTATCGTTTGTAGAGGAAAGGCCGTAATTATGGTCTTCTTCCTCGTTGAAATCAATGTGTACTTCGTCACTAATGAAATCCGATATATTAGGGTAATCAGTTAACACTTGTCTCATTACTTCTATTACATTCATTTGCTACCCCCTACTCGCTATTTCTTGCGCACCTTGAAGTATTTCTTCCTTGTGGTCTTGCATTGCCCTATCGAACCAAAATGGACCTGCTTTTGGGTGTCTAGATGTGTTGTGGACTAAGTTTCTATCTGTAACCACTTTCTTACCACCAAGCGGTGCCCATGTGCTACCAGTAGGCTCATAGATCATAACATTTCCATAGTACTGAAACCTTGCATAAGGAGAGTTATATTCTATTGTGCCACTACCAATTACTGTACCTGCTGTAGCTGATTTTTCCATCATTCCTGATAACATAGGAGTATAATGAGACATGACACGCAAGCATTCACTATCAACGAATTTTTGTATCTCTCCACCTTCCACAAGTCCATGCGACTTAAGCATTTCAGCAGTAGGTTTCATATCTAAATGTGCATCAAATCGCATATAACCACCTACTTTCCACTAAGTTCCCAGTGCCACATACGCTTACTACCGTGATTTTTAAGTGAACATGAATTGATTATAAATGTATTATGAGAAGCAATAAGCGCTCTTGTTCCTGCTGATTGTGTAGATTGTGACGTGTTGTCAAACTCAAAATCAGTTTCTCCAAGTATTATGTAGTCCTTAGTCTTGTTAATGACTAGATTCTGCACAACGCTATAAGGAATAGATATATACAAGCTATCTACACTTGCTAATCCAGATTTCTTGATTGCAGTTGCTTGGTCCTCGTCCCAGAAGCACTTGTCATACACATTCTTTTCAAATCCGTTTTTACCGAGATGAAATATTGTAACTTTTACAGTTTGCTTTCCCATATCACACCCCACAGTACAATAGACCAGTGTTCGCAAGCCATGTTCTAACAACACTAACAGACTTCATGCTATCTTCCTGTTCTACTGTCTTTCTATCTTTGTACGATGCGGACCATGTACCGTCTTTTTCTGACGCTACGCTACTATCAGATTCACTATCACGCTGATTACATGAATACAAATGTTCTGCTAATTCGCATACACACATCTGCACACCTTCTGATATTTCAATCGTTTCATCTATGTTGCCATACGTATACATTCTCACTAGATTACTTGCATTGATGGACCACTTATCAAATGCAGTTGAGGGAATTGTACATTCCCCCATTGCACTTTTATATGTGCCATCGTAGTACGTTCTATCAGTTAATGCTGTTACTGCCATGACACTGCTCCTTTCTTATCCTCTAGTAATTACTCTAGCAATAGGTATTGCTTTGTGTGGGAAATATTCAGCCGAACCACTCTCATTACTGTTTGCTAATGACCACTTAGATCCAGTTTCTAGATTTGCATCTGTAGGTGACAATATAGAACTGTCGGTGAAAGAAATTCCATATGGAGAAAAAATCTTTCTTTGACGACCATATAAAGTATCTTGACCACCATTTTTTGCAGGATCCCTGTCGGTTTCATAAGGAACTTTAGCACCACAATCCGTATACTCGATCGCTCCATCACCTAGTACATAAGATGTGTATTTAGTATAAGCTTCCACCTCTCCTACTTTTGGTACTTCTTCTACCGGCATAGTATCGTCAACTAATACTAACTTACCATTCAATGTTGCAAGTGGTAATGATCTTTCGATTCCGTCCTTATCAGTGTATTTCATGTACTCAAGTAGATTAAGATTTTCTAGTCCTGTAGCAACAGCAGAATGCATGATTGCTAATGTAAACTTCGCTTTGTTGTCTCCTAATGCTTTTTGAATAGCATTGTTAAGAGTAACCGGTCCAAATACTCCTGTACCGTCCGTTTTGTCCGATATATCATACGTATGTCCGTTAACAAATTCTAGGTTTTTTGCACCTGTCATAGAGAAGATACCTTTTAATACACTTAATAGTGTTGCTTGGTCGATATCGTCCCAATATTCTCCTACTTGGCTTGCTACTTGTGCTAAAAAGTCAGTTCCACCAGTAATATCGTAACCAAAATCTGTTTCCACCCATGCATCTGCTCTACCAACTACTATACGTCCTTGTGTAAATGTTTTTAACTTCTTCGCTTCAATATCAGTTGATCCATTATAATTCTGTGCTTTACCTCCAATTCTTCCTGTAATAGGAACTGTAGCATAGTTTCCACCAACTTGGTCAGCAAACTTAGACGCAATATCCTGTCTTTGTCTGATTGCTTTTGATTTGATTAATTCATTTCTGTTTAAATTTGGTGTCTTATCAGCATAGGCCATGAACACCTCACTGTTAAAATTCTTACTATCAAAAATACCTGGCATATTATTACCTCATTCTTTCTTAAATTAATGTTGTGATATCAACTTCCGGGTGTTCATTTTTATATTTCATAGCTTCCGAAAGTGTCATTTTTTCACCTTGTTTTCGTTGTTTCGTTCCTTTGATAATCACTGGTTTCTTTTCGTCTTCTTCGTCTTCAAACGCTGTTGGATTAGATTCCTTTAGCTGCTTCATAAAGTCGTCTCCACCCAAGAACTGGCCATTCTCAAGCTTAAGCTCTTTCTTCTTGAACTCTTCTAAAGCTGCCTTTTTAGCCAATTCAGAAGTAAATTTAAACCCTTTGAAATATTCTTGAACTGCGCTTGTGTATTCAATCTCTGCCAACTTTGTACTGAACTCTGTTTCTTTACTCGAAAGATCTTTTTTAAGCTTAGTAATCTCTCCTTGTAACTCTGTGACATCAACGTCCTTAAACTGCTCAAGAGCATTATTTGCTGTATCAAGCAATGTTTTGTTGTTGTCTCTCTCTGTAACTGCTGTATTGTACTTTTCAATACTCACATATCCGCCACCGCCTAAGTTGGCAATCTTGACTTGTTTATCCTTGTTATCTGGCAATGAATTATATGTGTTTATAGCAGCTTCAAACTTTGGGTATTCTTCTCCTAAAATTTCTTTTAAAAATTCCATAGTTTCCTTTCATCGACCTTGTTTTTATATGTGGTGGCTTCCACTTCGATACGGTGTTTATATCTCTATCCGCAAGAGTTAAATTTAGTTTAAACGTCATTTCGGACATAATAAAAAGCCATGTTTCCATGACCTAATCAACAATATTCCAATCTTCTGCTAAGCAATCATTAATGCTAGGAACCCATGTAGAAACTGTTCCTTTTACATTCTTAATTGCTAAGTATGGTTCATATGCCACTTTATTTTCTTCGTCTGCTATGCTAGCTCCAATATCTGTACATGCTTCATATCTTGCACCTGGCACGTAATAAATGAACATTCCTTTTCCATTCCAACCTGCTCTTGCCACCTTGAATCCATTCTTAAGCAATTCTACGGCAATTCCAAATACCATACCGTTACATTCCTTGTATGCTTTCTCAAATACTTCCTTAGGTGACCATGATTGATAACCATCTTCATATTCAACAAGATATCCTTCGTCGTTTGGGTTCTCATTGCTTGGAATAGTCCACCCTCTGTACTTGTTATAATCTCCTATACTCATAGGAGTAGCTTGTAACATTTTAGTTCCGATATATTTCTTCATAACTTGCCTTCTTTCTGTTGCCTATCGCAACGCATAAAAATAAGACGTTAACGCACGTCTTGAACGAGATAAAAAGGATCACCGCCTTTCTACTTTTTCTTTCCTGTTTTCTTAGTTACTTTACCTTTTGATTTACAAGCCAAATTAATCACTTCCTTTTATATTCAATGTTATTTGGATACTCCTCTGCTATGCTCATATATCCTAGTCTAGCAGATTCTAGTAATATGTTGCTTTGTATACTTGGTTTGTCATGTAATCTATACTCAACAAACCCATTTCCTTGATAAACGTCTACCTCTTTATGTGCAATCTCTTGCAAGGAGTTAATCATATTGATTGATAAACAGGAGATAGCAGCACATACTATGTCATAACCACAATTTCTAAAGCTTGCATGGCCATCTAGTTTAAAACCTACAAGTTTATTCTTTTCTTTGATAGGTGTTATTCTCGTCATGCATCTTCCTCCACCTTTTCATTCTAATTCTGATTTGTATATTCTCTATTGCACAACGTATTATTAGGATTAATGCAACCAAAGCTAGTAGCATTGCCCCTATTGCCAATTTCATAACAAAATATTCTTTAACCACTACATCACCCTCCCTAATCCATCAGCATAAATCCTTTGACGTTCCATCGGCAATTGCATCTTATCTGCAAACTTTGCATATTGTTGGCTGGTAGCTTGATACGCTACCTTTGCATTAATAATATCATCTTGACTTGCGCCACCCTCTTTGAGTAGCTTAATAGTCTTTCTTTGTGTACGCATCTGTGATTCCATCTTACGCATACGCTGTGTAGCTTCGTATTTTGTGTATTCCTTGTCTCCAAACTTTATTTTAGTATTCTCGTCTGCTTGCATCTGTTCAAGCTGTTCATCTGTGTAGCTGCGCTTAGATATACCAAGTATGAAAGGATAGTAGCTATGATAACAGTTAACTCCAAGTAATCCTCCCGGAGTACCTAACCCGCATATTTCTTCTAATTCTTTCTTATTAAATACCTTGCCTTGCCATAGTTGATGGCTTGGTCTTGCAGTACCATGCCAGGATACTTCAAAATGTTCAGTATCAAGCTTTTCTGCATTACTCTGTGTTATATGCCCTACTACTTGATTAACCCCAGTTACTACACACATTCTAACAGCAGTAACCGCGTTAATTGATCTGCCATTCGAATAATCAATAGAGCGAATACCGCCATCTGCTAGCTCTTTTATTGTATCTTTAATTGACTTATCATAACTGAATGAACCGCTTAGTACCTCGTATGCTGCCTTATCAAGCTTATCATGTAAGTATTGCGATGCAGGAGTATATACCTTTTTACCATTCATATTAACCATAAAGCCTGTTGTCTGTGTAATGTTTCTTATTTCATTCTTGGTCTGCTGTTTGATAGCTGATACAAGCTGTTGTAATTCTGCATTGTTCTTATACTCGATAAATTGCTTACCAGTAGCTTCATACAACGACTTATCTCTTGTGTAACCTACCTCAATTGCATTGTTAAATATATTGTCTATCTCTGCATCTGTAATCTTAAGAGTTGATTGTATGTACTTCTTTATATCTTGCTCATATTGTCCATACTGTTTCAATCTATAGAGCAAGTTATCACCAGTAGATGTTATTTCATTGTTAACTTTAATACGATGTACTACATCAATAAGTATCTTTTCTTCCAAATCACGCATGTAACGTTCTATTTGTTTAGGGATACGTTCTAATTCACTGGGTGTGAACATTATTCATCACCACCAGTATCAACATCTGCTTGCTGTGGTATTTTACCTATTGCTTCTTCTTCTGTTTCTCCATACCACTTAGCGCGATACTCAACTAAACTCATAACTCCTATAGCAATATCTTGCCTATCTTGTATACGTTCTTTCTCCGCATCTATTAGTATACTGTCATCCCGTTTAAAACCTACTTCATATTTTCCACCTGTTGGTAGTCCTGATAGCTGACCGATAATTGACATGCAATAAACTAGATGCTCCAAAGCCTTTTGAAGAGCTTTTTGTGTATCAGTAATAGATTGATATGACCTTTGTTTGCTCATCTTGATCTCTTCTGCTGTCTTATCTACTTGTTGAGGATCACTTATAGTTCCATACGCAAGACCGCACTTAAATTCTATCTGTTTTAGTATATTGTTAAGGCCATTGAACAACGAATCGTCTCTTATTTCTGGTGAGAATGTAGTAAATGCACTCTTTGTATTTATTGCTTCGTACTCCATTGTTCTAAATAATCTTTCTTTCCCTTTAGGTAGAACAAAGTTCCCTCTATCATCTTTTTTGAAACAATCAATACTTGCATCTACAGCTAATTCGCTTCCTTCGTATTCCCATAAGATTCTTGAATATTGTTTATCAGCTTCTTTAATGTCGTTAGTTGCCCTAGAAAATACAGAAACACCAATAGGTGAAGTAGTATCTATCGTATTTGCAATAGGCATCTTGAAATAAGCAAATAAAGGTTTATCTACATTCTGTATCATAACCTCTGGCTCTAACTCTTCCCAGTCACTAACATCTGTTAATGGGATTTCTTTTCCTAATGAGTTGTTGCCTTCTATATTCCTTGTAACATAAGCTTTGTTCGATATGTAGTATCCTTCTGTTGTTAAATTGTGATATTCTAACCGTGTATAAAGCTTTTCGCCTATCGTCTTAGTGTCAACAAATACTGCTCCTGTTACCTCTCCACGGCTGTTAAATGCTGTAGGGAAGAAACAATCAGCTTGTGTTAAGTCTACTTCGATGTTTTCTCCATTCACATACGGTTTAAATACCAATCCACCTTTTGCACATGCATATTCTGTGTAGATCCGAATGTTATCTATCACTGTTTGGTACTGATTATTAATATAATCATTTCCCTGTACTTCAGATTCTAATTCTAGTGTAGTTAACCTTGCATATTCGGACGCTATTGTTGCTGCTAGATTCATACTCGATACGGTAGAGCATAGCCACGGTGCTTTATCTTCATACATCTGCGACCAAAGATTAATAGCATTTGCCATCTTGTCACTGGTAACTATATCTGTTTCCAATTCCTTCTCTAATGTGCTACGATTAAACATTTTACTTATCACCTGCCTTATCAGTTCTTTTAATCCGTTAAACATTACTGTCCCCTCCTTCTCCAAATTTCCTCTAGAGCATATCTAACAGCATCAATTTGATGGTTATTCTTATCAGGGTACCCACTAATAATGTTCCCTTCTTTATCCCTATCATATTCATAATCCAAAAACTCTGTAGCTGTATGAGGGGTACGACAATTATCTATAATTATTTCTGCTAATGACGCTAACCATTTCATGGAGTATTCAACACTACCAGGTCCTTTTATTGCTCCCCTTGCGAATATGTCATACTCTTTATAGTCACTTATTGACTTTTGTTCTGCACTATCACAAGTAATTTTATCATTCTGTTGTATTCCATGTTCTTCTTTAAGTATCCTTGCTGTTTCCTTGTTCTTTGTTTTATTACGTCTGTCTTCATCTAAGATATACAGTTTATGTTGTGCTGCATTATAATACATTTTGTTATATGCCCATGGATCAGGATACCACCCCCAGTCAACTCCAAAATACATACGGTCCATAACTGCTATTTCTTCATCTGATATGGTTCTGATATTAACGTTATCAAAAACATTACCACCTGTACCATTAGCAACACCCATATATTCATTTTCATAAGCTATAGGGTTAACTTCCCGTAAATGTTCTGCTTGCTCTATGAACGGTTTTCCTAGCCAATGAGCTGGTACGTCTAAATATGTTGAATGAATCACTAGCCTTTTGATATTCGGTACTTTAATGTACTTATTCGCCCAATTACTGGCACTTTTTGGTGGATTGAATGACTTGAATATATATGCCTTGTCTCCACCACGAATAACGGACTGCTCCATCTTTCTAACTGCCTTTTCCGCATCATCTTCATTACTACCTTTAAATTGGTCTAACTCTTCAAACCACAATACCGCTATATATCCAAAAGGTGCTTTGATTGATTTGATTTTATTAGGATCATCTGCACCTCTGAAATATATCTTTTGCCCTGTTGATTTACGTGTAATTTCTAACGGACTTACAGTACAATGAAATTCATCTAACAATCCCAGTGCTGATATGGCCCATATCATCTGTTGATATACAGAAGTTCTAAGCGTATCAGCTACCTGTCTTAAAATACAAGCATGAATATTGTCATCTTTCATTAAAAGATCTATTATCTGTAATGATATAAAGCACGATTTCGTTGATGCACGGCCACCAGAAAACACATATTCGTTATACATCTTTTCTTCAATGTCATGTACCACTTTTATAAAAGCAGGCGCAATCATAGTAGCAGGAATACCATTGTACTTGGTTCCTGTAATTTCCTTATCCTCTGGCTCTGCCTTCTTGCGTTCAAGCTCTAACTTAGCATTATCATACGCTATCTTGTGCTTGTCCATCGGATTCATTAGGAAGAACTTTTCTAACCAGTCAAGTGACTTTTGTTTATCTGCTAACTTAATTGATACACCGTCTCTCCCTTGTTTAACCTCTTGAATGAGTTGTGTATCAACATTACGCGAATCATTAAGCCTTATCACGTTCACATCTTGCATTAACGGTTTCTTGTCTCCGTATTCGTCCTTTACCTCAACAGGTCCAAACTGTCCGATTACTTGTTGTTGCTCTTGCTTGAATGATAAGTAATCACCTATATCGGCGAATGCAATTCTCATATGCAAATCTACTAGATCATCTGTGCTGCTAACTATCTGTTTCCTTTTAAGTTCTTGCAATCGTTGTACTTCTTCTTTTACAGCAACGTTCTGCAACAGTTCGAATCCGTGTGCTTTTGCACTATCATAGCTACACCCATATGCTTTTATGTAAGATTGTGTTGCATTGAATATCTTACTGTAATATATACAAAAAAGCCTTTGTTCATGGGTAAGGTTATCATTCCTCATAGTTTCCTTAGTCCCATCATCAAAGACTTCTTTCTTTACTGCCTTATTCTTTTTATCTTTTGCAACGTTGCGTTTCTTTTCTTGCGTTGCGTTGCACTCCCATTGATATCTATTCTTCCAACTTCTAATAGTTCCAACAGGTTTATTTAGTTGACTTGCAATCTCAACTAACATCATTCCTTGTCTATATAGTTCATGAGCCTTTTCTGCTTGCTCATTCGGTGACCTAGCCAATCGGCTCACTTCCTTTCGTGTTGTTTTGAGTAAAAGAAAAGCACCCATTAGGGTGCCTATCTCAATTAACTACTAAAGTCCTCTTCTTCTTCTGTCCATTTTTTCTTGGCGAGAAGCCATATCGATATATTCTTTTAAAACCTCTGTAACAATATGTACTGTACTATCGATTGTAATTGGCGTTCCGTCGATATCATTTCTTACCTTTGCTGCTACATTATCAGCAAGTTTTTCCCAACCACTGTCTGCTAATTGATACATAGTTATCCTCCCTTTTAATTAATAATACCATATTATTACTATTATCAACATATGTCAACAAAAATAGCACATACACAAGGAGGTTGCGTACATGCTATCTTGTCGGGAGGTTTATACTAATGAAGAACTGTAAACATAATACATAGTTGTATTGTTCTACTTGCTCTATTATAAGTATAACATATCGAATACGGACAAAACGGACAAACTTATATTTCTTTCTCTAAAAACCTATCATGCTCTTTTCTCAAGCTTTCACTGGTACACTTTCCGCCCATTACATGAGCCATCTTAATCCAGTTCATATCCTCAATGTACCTATGTCTAAGTATCCTACGCATACGACTATCTTGAATATTGGAAATGTACTCTTCAACATCGTTAATTGTATTGTCTATTTCATCAACAAGCCTTTTCTGTCTCTCTATACGCATGTAAAGCCTTGTTTTTTTTCTGCTATACTCTGGATAGGGAAATCCAGCTACTAAAAAGGTTTGTATTCCACCTGATCCACCTTTTACAGAGTCAACAACATATCTTTCATCTTCTATTCTCTGAATTTGTCCTTGAAGCTTCTGTATGTAACCTTCAACCTCTTTTAATTCATCTTTTAGGTCTATATACTGTTTTAATATGCTTTTGTTTAATGTCATTTTATCACCTCCATATACCTCTTATCGTCTAAGCACATCTCATGTGTTCCCTTCTAATCTCCACTTGATTTACAGACGCGTAATGCTTTTCTGTTGTCGCTATATTTGCATGTCCTAATAATTCTTTTATTATTACAATATCGCAGCCTGCGTTGTATAGATTGGTTGCAAAAGTCTTTCTAAATAAATGGACCGTTACATGCTTAGTAACACCAGCTCTTTCCGCAATGTTTTGTAATTCTTTTTGGACCCTTTGAGTATTAATTCTCTTATTCTCTCGTGTAGAAATAAATAATGCTTCGCTATCATCTTCTCTACTATTCAGATAATCTAATAAATGTTTCTTAGCATTTTCATTCAGATATCCTGTTCTATAAGCTCTTGTCTTGGTAGCGTAAATGTTAACCTCTTCTTTAGTAAAATCAACATCTTTTATGTTTAAAGAAGTCAATTCCGATACTCTAACACCCGTACTTAGCAGAAAATCTAATAGAGCAGTCTCCCTTAATGTTTTGCATGCATCTCTCATATTAACTATTTCTTCTTTTGTTAAAAACTCTTTCTTTTTAGTTTGTTGCTTAATTGCCTTTATGGGCCTTACGGGATTCTTTTCAATGTATTCCTCATCTGATGCCCAGGTATAAAATGCACTTAAGAATCTCTTTATATTTGCTAATGTGTTCTGTGTTACTCCCCTTGTCTGCTGATACATTGCTAAGTAATATTTGATATCATTTGTTGTAATATCTTTATAGTTTTTATTCATATAACACAACATATTCCTTGTTGCTTTCACATACTGTTCAATACTCTTCGGAGATAAGTTTTCAAGCCTTTTATTAGCAATAAATAGCTTAATAATATAATCATTATCATCTACATATGTACTCAGTTCAGTATTTTCTTCTTCAATCCTGCACTTTCTCAATTTAATTCTTAGTACATTTTCTAGTATTTGCAGCTCACAAGATCCTAACTTCATGCTCATATCAAAAAGTATCTCTTTAATCATTGTCTCCTTATTATCCATTATTTTTCCTCCCCTTGTTGTGTTTTAGTTATTAAGCAGAACCCATACTCCCCTTATCAGTTCTACTTACTCTTCGCGTCCGAAATCATCGTTTAGCTAACTAACTTTATGTTGTTCAATTAACCAATTAACATATCCTTCTAACTATTCACCGGTAATTGTTCCATCGTTTTTAGCTTTTTTACTTATCTTATCTACAGCAAATACAAGATCAATTCCTTCTACCGTTGGCATTGAAAAATAAGCATCTGTTTCTTTGTTCTTTGCTTTATCTAATAACATATCATGCGTTTCTTGATAACTCTTTGCTAGTAATATAGTCATATTCTCTAACCAATTAATGTATTTTTCTGTTCCGTTCATTTCACATGATTCATATTTACTTTTATCAATGCAATTACCGTCTAAGTAATACTTGCATCTTTTGAAATTACAACAAGGTAGATCTATTCTCATGCTACTCTCTCCCTTCTAACAACGATGGATTCTCGTAAATGTTGCCGATTACTTCAAATGATTTAAATTCAGCTATAAAATCTTCGTGACAGCTATTCATTGTTTCTAATATTCCGCTGTTATTATCAAGGAAGTTATTAAGTTCCCATCTTCCGTTATCAAACTCAACTGATGCATAGTTTGTAAAATCAAACCCTTCTTTGTACTCATAACCTTCTTCTCCAACATCTTCAAACTTAACAATATCCCCTTCGTAGATCTCAGTACCGTTCTTATCCTTTAAGCCTGTGTACTGCTGTATAATTGCTTTAGATATTTCAACACTTAATCTATTATTGCAGTCAATCATTGCTTTCTTATTTATTGTACTGATATACTTCTCTTGTTCTTCATTCACTGCTAGTAATACAACATTACCGTAATACATATTAATACAAGCTACATCAAACATCATATTGTCATAAAATGCACGGTATTTAATCTCTCTCATACTCTATCCTTCCTTTCCTCCAAGAACACACAATTAGTTCCTTTAATCTTCCCTTTGCAGTTCCAGTACCGTTTACACTTCGTACACTCTCTGTCGTGTATCAGCACTTCTTTCTCCTTACTCATGTGTCACACTCCCTAAAGCTCAGATTCGTTTTTCAGATATTTCATATACCCAATTGACTGATTAAGTACATATATTGATACTGCATTTGTAAGCCTGCCTATTAATTCATTTGTATCTTTTTCTTGCTCATATGTTCTGCTTATCACTTCTCCTATTTGCGTATATTGTGTTTTTCCTTGGCTGTTAATCCAGTTTGTTAAATCTTTTACTTTTCCGTTTGATATTTTAGATCGCAAGAAGTCGTTTAATTCAAGTTGTCCTTCACATTCATAATTTACTCACTGTGAGTAAGTTTCCCTATAATTTCATCTGGTGATAGTTTCAAATCTTCATATCTACTTAGACATTCCCTTAAATCACACTTTGACCATAACTCCATGTACAACATTGCTATAATCCCTTCTAGTGTAGAAAATCCATACTGTAAATTCTCAAACATCACTTCATCGAAGTAATCATCATCGCTCCAAAATTCTGCTTGCTGTTCAATATTGTTCTCTTTATATAGTTTTCTTGTTAGATCCCTGCATGACAATTCATTATCGTAATCTCTATACCACGCTGCTCCATCTTTCGTAAACACATCATTATGTGCTAATTCGAACATTCCCATTGTTTTTATATCTGTATTTTTCGTCATTCTCTCCATGTTACTGCTCCTTCCACAAATCTCAATTT